CGAAGGGGAAGCGGAGCCGGGTGGTGAAGCTGACGGCGCGTGGGCGGGCGGCCCTGCGGGCCTATGAGGTGTTGCGGGCCTTCGTGTATGGTGAGCCCATCCCGCGACAGTTTCGCGTGCGCGACCAGATCATCCGGGTCACAAATGACATGGAGGCACTGGATGAAAATCAGCATTGAAGACCACGGGAAAGTCTACGTCTACGAGCTCCCCGAGGAGCGAGCCACCGAAGACATCACCATGCTCGTCGGCAGGCACCCCTTCGTCATGCGGACGGCAGGGGTCTGGTACGGGAAGACCGCGTGGTGCAACCACTGTGGCCTCTGCTGCATCATCAAACACCCAATTCCTGTGTATGGCAGGGATGGAAGTGCCCTTCGGCTGCACCACCTACTCCCCGACTCCTGACACGTCCTATCCGTACTGTGCCGTCAAGTTTGAACCGTTGAACGCCATGGCAGCACCGACATGAAGACCATGGCAGTACCTGACATGAAGGTACTAGACTATTCGTCTAGACCAATCGTCTAGAACAATCATCTATACTCGGAGGTGAAGAGAGCGTGTCCCAAAAGAATCCCCGTGGACAGGACCGACCCAAAGACGGGCGCGGCCGTGGCGTCGGCAAGCCAGGCGGCCAGCGTGGCGGGCGCAACCCGACACCGTGCGGTCCCACCCGAGGGTATGGGCAAGGCCGCGGGCGCAACCGCGACTAGCCCAGTCATCTAACCAGTTAGCTCGTGCCGCCACGGTGCCCGTTGTGAAGCGTTGTTCTCCTTTCTCCCCCTCCATCGGGAGGCGCTTGTTCTGGGCGGTGGCGGCGCCCCTTTATCCTGCTCATGTTCCAAGTGGACATTCAACGGCGCGGCCTCGACGTGAGGGTCGTCGCAGCGCAGCTTCCGGCGAAGATCAGGGACCTCCTTGTCAACAAGGTGGGTGCGTATGCCTATGCGGAGATGCAGCGGCATGCGCCCAGCCGGACGGGGAAGCTCCGGCGAAGTATCCGGAAGCGGGTCCACGGCGCTGAAGTGCGGATCGGCCCCACGGAGCCCTATGCGATCTACGTGGAGGAGGGCACCCAGCCCCATGAGATTGTGCCCGTGAATGCGCGGGCCCTCCGCTTCGACGTCGGGGGGCAGGTGGTCTTCGCCATGCATGTCAATCATCCAGGGACGCGGCCGCAGCCCTTCGTGCGGGAGACGGCGGAGGAGACGCGGAAGCGGGTGCCCTACTTCTTCCGGCAGCTGATCGCTGAGATGGAGGCGTGGTGACGGTGGGGTGGAAAACTAGCTATCAAGCCATCTTCACCGCGTTGAAGACGCTGCTCGAGGCGGACAGCAACATTGAGCGGGCCTTCACGGGGGAGCAGTTCCGCCTCACGAAGCTGCCGATGGCGATCGTGAACCCGGGGGAAACGACGTTCACGCCGGGCGGCCTGGTCGGCGGGACCCGCCAGTTCCAGGTAGAGCTCTATTTCGACGTGCTCTGCCTCGTGCGGGAAACCGAGCCCGCTGACTGGTTTGCGGAAGTGATGACGGTGACGGGGGCGGTGGTGGACGTGTTGAATGCGGACCGCACCCTCTCCGGCACGGTGAAGGATTGCTACCCCGTGTTTCATGCGCCGGGGGAGATCCGGACCGCCGACAAACTCTACTACGGCGGCGTGGTCCGGGGCTTCGCCCGGTTTTTCTACTCACCCTAAACGGTGAAACCGAAAAATCGAAATAAAGGAGATCGACCACTTGGTTGTTGGAACGCTACCGAACATCGGCTCGAATGCGAAGGTCCTGAAAGGCGGCGCGGAGATGGCGTACTGCCAGGGCGTCACGGTGGGCGCGAAAGCGGAGATCATTAAGCTGTGGGTCATTGGCGATGCGGACCCGAAGATGATCAAGGTCGGCCACAAAAGTTATCCCGTCACTATCGATGGGATGCTGGCGGACTTCAGCTTCATCAACGAGGTCCTGGCCGCTGATACCACGTGCACGGTGCAGGTGTATCCCGGTGCGGGCACCGAATCGGGCGAGGCGGAATTCACGTTGTCTGACGTCCGCTTTAACGATTGGGAGCTCACTATCACGGAGGACGGACCGGTACTCGAGCGGGTGGCGGGTGAAGCACAAGGCTTAGCCACGGATACGGCGACGTAGGCAGACCCCAGTTTTTTCGCAGGGAGTTTCGGAACTGTGGACGCTTTAGAGCAGAATCGAGAGGTTTTTCTGAATTTCGGGTTGATTGCCTACGGGCCGCTGCGGGAGATTGAGAAGCTCCAGCAGATCCTCGCCCACGAATGTGCTGAGCTGAAGCTGGTGTATCAGACCGTTTCAGCAAAGCGACTGTTTCTCCTCAAAAAATCAGACGTTACCGAGAGGACTGCAGGACGCCCTGCCGATGCGGAAACACGCCGCGACGTACCTGTACCGGAATCCTGAGAGCGGCGTCTACACGGGCCTCTGGTCCTGCATGCGGCCCCACGGGAATTATCGGGGGTTGTGGCCGCGCGGGTGGTGCAGCCCGGGGGCTACCTGGTGTTCCTGCATACGTTGGTGCCGAAGCATGTGGATCGGGCGCAGTTCCGCCGGGTGGCTACCATCGGCATCTCCGTCGGCCCGAACAAGCGTATCCGTTGTTTAACGGTGTTCAGGAGGGAATATGGAAAATATGGAAAAAGGGGAAAGTAAGAAAGACCGGCTGGAGAAGCAGTTGCAGGCGAAGGCGGAGCTCTTCGACATCCACGAGTACCTGGTGTCGCCGGACCACGTCTGCGAGAAAGACGTCGTGCTCTTCCAGGGCACGCCGGACGCGAAGACGGTGCGCGTCCGCTACGGCAAGCTCGCGCTGAAGGAGCATGAAGACTTGAAAGGGTCCACGCATGCGAAGGCGATGCAGATCCTGCACAAGATGCTCGCGGTCGCGGACCCCGCGATCACGCTGCAGGACGTGGAGAACCTGGACAGCGATGTGGCGACGGCGATTCTGCAGGCGTTGACGGGGACGACGAACCCTTTAGACGCGGGGACGAGCTCCAGCAGTGGATCCAGCACAGCCCCACCGCCCAAGCCGTCGGGCTCCTAGTGCACAAGTTCGGCTACCGCCTCCACGAGGTCCGGGAGCTGTCCCAGGACCAAATCGACTTTCTCGTCGCCTGGTGGAGCTGGTTCCACGGCGGCGGCCGAGGCAAGCGGAAGACGCTCGCATGAAAAAAGGCTGTATGAGGAATAGGTAGATGGCGAGTCAGATTTTGGAGTTGATTGTGCGGGCGAAGGACCAGGCGTCCAGCGTCCTCACCTCCGTCGGGCGGTCAGCGGAGCAGCTCGGCGGGAAGATGCGGCTCCTCGGCGAAGCCGCCAGCGTCGCCGGTGGCGTCCTCATCGCCGACCTGGTGAGGAATACGACGGCCTTCGCGCAGGAGAGCCTCCGCCTCGGCGGCCAGCTGGACACCCTGACCCGCAGCTTCACCACCCTCGCCGCCGCGAGTGGGGGTAACGTGGCCTCGCTCGAGGAGCTCCGGGATGCGACGCAGGGCACCGTCGCCGACGTGGACCTCTTGAAAGCGGCGAACCAAGCGCTCCTGCTCGGCCTGCCCACGGAGGAGCTGGATGAGTTGATGGGCTCCGCCGTGAAGCTGGGCCACGCGATGGGGATTGACTCCTTGCATGCGGTGGAGTCCCTGACGACGGGGCTCGGGCGGCAGAGCAAGCTCATTCTGGACAACCTCGGCATCGTCTTCCAGGCGTCGGATGCGTATGACTGGTATGCGGCGCAGATTGGCAAGTCCAGTAGGGAGCTGACGGAGAGTGAGAAGCGCCTCGGCTGGCAGAAGTATGCGATGATGCTGATTGCGGAGAAGGCGGATGCGTTGGGGGACAGCGTCAGCGGCGTGCAAGTCGCGCAGGAGCGGTGGAACGCGTCTATCCGGAACATGCAGGCCGCTGTGGGGAGCTTCCTCGGCGTCTTCGGGCCCCTCATCCCCGCCTTCGAGTCGCTGATGCCCCTCTTGGGGACCATGGCAGGTACTATGTTGCCCAGCCTCATCACCAAGACCAACCTCCTCGCGGCCGCGAACAAGGTTTTAGCGGTGGGGAAGGCGCTGGTGAACAAGCAGACATACGTCGCCATCGGCGTCCACATCAAGCACACAGCGGCCATCGTGGCTGAGAAGGTCGCCACCCTCGC